TCTGATTTGCCTCGTGGGATCCATCCTAGTTACGTCTCATTTTTCAGCAATTTGAAGAGGGCGTGTATGGATAGTGTTCATACTTTTGTTTTGAACCCCTTCGACATTTTGAGGGGTAAGGTGCAGGAATCAGTGCGTGCTAGTCACCCGTGGTTTGCGTCGTGGTCAAAAGAGCGGACTGCGATTATTGCTTCTTTAGGTGCGTTCTCTTTGTTGTGTGCGGGAGCTGGCTTTGGCTACTATATGTCGCGACCGAATAAGACGAAGGGATGTGCAGAGTGTGGTGAAGATTCTCGTCAATGGGATGATGACACCCCATATGCTTTAGCTCATTCAGGCTCGTATCGCCTTAGATTGGCAAAAAGAAACGCTAGGAAGCATATTGGTAGAGTTAAGCGTGTCGTCACGATGGGTATTGGAGGCGATGCAGTCATTGGACCCCAGTCACAGGTGATCTTCCCGACAGTCATGGCTCCTCGCATGGAGCGATTTGACAATATTTTCGACATGGCTATTGCCGAAGACGCCCCTTTACTCCCGGTTGGGGATGTTAAGATGTCTAATGGGGAAACGACGAAGATTTATCCAACTATTACGTGGATGGCCTCGACCCTTGTGAAGCGTTGTGTGTGATGGGTTGTGAGGTATCAATCCTGTGGTCGTGACGTTCTTGCATCGGTTAATGGCTTCATGTTTTCCGCGAATTATGTCTTTATGCCTCTGCATTTCTACCATATGCATATGAGACTTGCGGAAGAGCTTGAGTTTATTACACCACAAGGTGTGTTTACCGGAGGACCCGAGGCTTATGAGTGCGTATTGGAGTACCCTCAGTGTGATATTGCGGTACTTAAACACAATTTTCATTCGATTGGCCAACCAGTCGTGCTTAAGGCATCGCGATTTTTCACTCAGGCAGAGTTGACTGGGATAAGTGGTCCCGGCTCTCTTGTGGTGGCCGGTGAGAAAGTTGATGGATCCGATGCGCAATTAGTGTACGTTGGCTTACCGATGAAATTCGCTCATGTGCCGGCATCCATAGTTGCAATGCCTTCAATCTGCGGGAGACCCATGCAGCTGGAGGGATTACTGGAATATCCGAAGATTTTAACTATTTCGGGTATGTGTGGTTCACCAATTGTGGCTATGGACCCTGCAGCAAATGGGAAGATAGTGGGTTTCCATGTGTTGGGCACATATGCTGCTGGTAAGCCTATCCCTGGAGGATATGCCACGACTTTTTCGGCTGAAAATTTTATAGAAATTGTCGAGCTTTTGCGGAAACATGAAACGCGTGTTCCCCAATTTAGTAAACCTAAGCTTGGGGACCCTAAGTCTTATCCTTTTGGTTCTAGTTTCCCAATAGCTGCAACTTGCGAGATAGCAGCGCAGGATTGTGCTATAGTTCTGCACCAGGATATTTTAACTCCTTTGGTGGATGATGTCATTATAAAGTATAATGACCTATCTATTGAAGATAGAGCTTTGGCACAACGAGTCCTTCAGCTGTCTTGTCCGATGCCTTTACCCACGGGTGCTTTGCCGGACCATTTATTTGACGAGGGTCGTGACGTTATAGGGATGGCAGAAGTACCGAGTATTTTTCCGAAGATTTCGAGGGTGGTGCAGTCTCCGTTTAGTAATGCTGCTTCCACTTATTACGCCACAAAAATGGCTCCAGCTATTTTGGCTGATGTTCGTGGAGCTGATGGCATGACGCCATTGGAAAGGGCGCAGATGAAGATGTTCGGCCCTGATTTTGAGGTCGAGCCTGAGGTTCTACAAACTGCCGCACGTGTGGTGATGCGCGAACTTCGGTCAATGTTGGCAGGGAAGGAGAGTGACTTGCGAGTGCTCTCGAGAGAAGAAACTCTTCAAGGGCTTGGTGATGACGTCGGAAATATGAATTTGTCAACATCCTCAGGATACCCATGGTCAAAATGCTTGCAAGGTTCGAAGTCAGCGTGGATTGAGCGTGATCCGGTCACGTTACAAGCTATTAGTTTGCATCCGGTGCTAGATTTTGTGGTGCAGCGTAAAATAGCTTTTGCACGAAGAGGCATTAGGCTACCTTCACTCTGGGCAGACACGCTTAAGGACGAGAAAGTTTCTCTGGCAAAATGGGAGGCAGGAAAGACGCGGCTCTTTCAGGCAGCACCTGTTGACAT